TGGTGGGCCTCAACATAACGATACAATCAACTGGTGGGCAGTCCCAGCCTTCGATCAGCAATAAACTGTTACAAAGCACATCGTACCGGCCGACCTCAAAATCACCTAACACCTCGGCCCGGTCCTGGCTCTCGCCGTTGACTTCTGCAGCCCTAAAACCCTTACTCTCCAGGATATCCCTGAATTTCTGTGATGTTTTTATAAGCGGTAGAAATACTACGGTCTTGCGATCCATGCAATACTTCACCATCTCATCAGCTATCTGGTACAGGTACGGGTCCAGCGCCGTACCCAGGTCGCTGGTCTTATAGTCCCCTGCCTGCATCCCCACGCCTGTTAGGTCCAGCTTTAGCGGTATCGTTTGGGCCTTAATCTTACACAGGTACCCCTCTTTGATGGCTTTCGGCAGGGTATATTCGTAGGCTAGTGACTCAAAATACTCGCCCAGGTTCCTCATATCACCCCTGTCAGCTGTAGCTGTTACCCCCAGGGCCTGAGCCCCGCTGAAATGTTGTAATACTCGCTGGTAGCTGTCAGAGATGCAATGATGGGCCTCATCTACTATGATCTTGCCGAAGTAATCCGCCGGGAACCGGGTCAGCCGCGTCTCCCTCATCAGGGACTGGACGCTGCCGACAACTACCCGGTACCAGCTGTCCAGGCAGGTGCTTTCAGCCTTTTCCACCGCACATCCCAACCCTGTGGCCTTGTTGAGCTTGTCGGCGGCCTGGTCCAGCAGCTCACCTCGGTGAGCCAGGATCAGTACCCGCTCACCATCCCGGACGGCATCCTCTGCCAACTTGCAGAACACTATGGTTTTCTCTGTCACCCGCACCCCGTTGGCAGAACCAACAGGGTGCGGCTAATCCCTTTCTGCCATTCACTTTGAATGGCTGCCTTGGCTTTTATTTGATAGTCACGTAGTTCCATGCCTAAAAACTCCCTGGCGTATAAGCAGGCGCAGCCGGCGCGGCAGGTGTATCCTTCGGCTCGTAGAATTTTTTAATCTCGTTAAAGGTCAACACATCGCCCTTGTCGTTGGTGTACTTTCTGATGCCCACCTTACACCGGCCCTTACAGCCGACAGATTTATCAAAGTTCATGGTGATTTTCTGCCCATGCTTACGCAGGCCGCACCCGGTAAAATAAGCACATATCAACCCCTCAGTCTTGGTGTGCAGGAACAAGTTATGTTTAATAGTGGTCTGGCCGGCCGCACCGGTAATCCTAATACTCACCACAGCCTTATTGCAGGGCGGCAGGTTATCGCTGCCACCATGCCGTGCTCGCTCATAGCTGACCACCTCAAAGTCATAATCCCCTTCCGGCAATATCTCAAAGTCCGGGCCGTCATTTTCAATCTGGTCATCCCATCCCAATTCACGTTCAGTCGTCATAGTTACTTGCCCTCCCCTTCATAAAATGGAACATCGTTCAGATTCATGGTTACACCCCTAGCATCTTTGATCATGCCAAACACCTGCGACCATGCGCCCACCAGCACCCCGTTGACAAAATTCGGGTCATAGTTTGCGATCGGCGTATCGGCAGGGTAGTACCCCCGGTTTGCCACCACCTGCTGAATCTCCGCAGTAGTCACGCCATTAGTCCGCATCAGGTCAGCCAGTGCCTTTGTCAGCCCCGCCAGCGGGTCAGGCTCGGTGGGTGGTTGTTGTGCCGGTTTCGTCTCAGCCGGCGGCGGTTCCGGTTTCGGTTTCGGTTCCGGTGCAGGTGCTTGTGCCGGTGCCGGTGCTTGTGGCGGTGCTTGTGGCGCCGGGGCAGCAGCTCCCCGGACAGGGATGCAGTGGGCTATAGCGCTGTAATCCAACGGGAGCTTGTCATCCAGTCCATGCCGGTTCTTGGCATCCCAGCAGGGGTGGTGGCTCGTGTACATGACGCGCTTGCCGCCCTGAACCTTGTTCTTGCCCTTCTGGGCACCTTTGCCATCCACGTTGATAACAGTGGTTTCGTAGTTGGCGAACAAAATCATATCTACCCATTCCTTGACAAGAGGCGCTGTTTTCTTTTGCAATTTCATTTCCCAGCGGTCGTAGGCGCCCATTTCGTCAGGCTGTTCAAATTTACGCATCTGGGCATGAGCTGTAAAAACGATATTGATACCAAGTCCCACAAGCTCTTCCAGCAGGTTCAGCAGTCGCCCGAATTCCTCACTCAGGTAAACGTAACCTTTCCCGTATCCAAAATCCTCAATGCCATCTTTTTTGTACTTAGCACAGATATACTCAATGCAGAGTCTCTCTGCCCAGTCGGCGGTATCAATGACCAGCGTGCCACAGGCTTGCGGATTGGCCTTGAAATACTTGACCTGCTCCAGCAGCATAGACCAGCTGGACGGTTCTGGTGTCCGGGCTACATCCATATGGTAGGTACTGCCCTCGGTGTCGATAAATACAGCGTTGGGGAACTGGGCTGCAAAGGTTGACTTACCTATGCCCTCGGGGCCAAACACAATCGCCTTCTGTGCTCTTTGAATCTTCCCGCGTGAAATTTGCATCTAGAATTCCCCCGCTTTCCATTTTGGTGCTTCCGGTTCTGCCGGCTGTTCCGCTCCAACCACATATCCGTCTTCGATCACGATGCTGCACTCATCCCCGGTACTCACCCGGGTAGCAATCGCCTGCAGGCCCTCCTGCTCCAGCCACTGCCCGAACTCGGTCAAGGTATCCAGATCCATCTGTTCCAACTTGTCCAGCAGAACAAAGCCGCACTGGGGCTTGAGCTTGCGAACGATGGCCACACTGACCTTAAGCTGGTCAGATCCGCTCATGTTGTCCCATTTATACCCCCGGTAGGTTAACTCTCCCTCTACAACTGACAGACCTGGCAGGGGCAGATCGGCGCCTTGAAGCAGGTCGATCTTCTTCTGTCTGATGTTCCCCAGCTCGGTAGTCAGTTGCTGGTACTGGCTGCCGTATTCCTGCGCGTCAGTCTCAGCCTTATCCTTGTCCAGGTTGGCCCGGACTTTGATGTTGATTTGTTCGATATTGGTGATATTGTTTTCAAGTTCTTCCGTTGATTCATCGTGGAGGTCTAAGGTAGATTTTTGGGCAGTTTCGATGTCTGCAAACAGGTTCGCTTCTTGCTTTTCGAGCTTTTTCAGTTCTTCTTTTAGGCTCTTAATTTGGCTGCCCAGATGCTTGTATTCAGCCCTTAGATTCTCTAACCTGTCCCGTTTCCGCTGATTCTCCCCGTTTCGGGCAAGTATCTCCTGCTGCTGCTTGATGAGGTCTGATGCGCTGATGGGCTCCTTGGGCGCATCCGGGTAATACGGCTGTTCTTTGGCAAACTTCTTCTTCTGGTCAGCTATCTGGCCAATGGCATGGCGCTTGTTGTAAATCTCCTGTTCCTGGCGTTCCAACTCATAGAGCTGGTCACCAACGCCGATGATTTGAAGCAGAGTGTTGGCCTTTTCCCTATTATTAGCCCCCATAAACTTCGGCAAATCCAACGCCAGCTGCTCAACGAATTCATTGAGAAGCTGTTGGCCGCCTTTCTGGCCGGTTGGGTCGATGACTTTTAGGTCTGAATTCTTGCCCTTGCGTTCTACAACCAGTCCATTGGACATCGTTATGTGCAGGTTGGGCGGGATTACCGACCCCTCCCGTTGCGCTTTGGACGGCCGGTAGGCATTGCCGCCCAGGGCCCAGGCTATAGCATCCAGTACGGACGTCTTGCCTTGTTTGTTTTTACCACCGATAACTGTCAGGCCGTTAGCGGTGGGTTCCACTTTTACAGCCTTAACCCGCTTGACGTTTTCGATTTCTAGCTTATTAATCTTGATACTCATATGGTCCTCCTTTTCAGTATTAGCTGGCCCTGCAGTAGTGCTAGGGCGAGCTTGCTGCCGATAATGTGGATGCTGTAACAGCTGTCACACAGGTGGTAGGTTGTCCCGCCGATATCGCGAAGCTTGCCGGGGCTATCGCAAGCGTAACATTTCATATTGCTACCTCCTCCTTAATCCAGAGCCAGGCCCCTTCCGGTCCTGCCGGCAGCATCCCGCTGTCCTGGGCCTCAGTCACTATCACATATTCCTCCGGAGTAAGTTCGAGCCGGTTCTGGCCTGTTTTGCAAGGTACCAGGTAATACTTGCGGCTATCAGCCAGCTCAAAACAGCGTTCCTTGCCCATCAATTCTGCCCG